TTACTTCCAGCAACGCTTTTTCGCTAAAATCATCATGATCCATATACCTGTCAGCCCTCCCGATACAAATAATTTAATGTGTTCCCAGTTCCATTCTGTGGTATAATTCGCTAAAAGTACACCAATAATAAAGATTATATGAAAAAAATATTTTGTCATGTTTTTTCGCTCCTTTACTGTTAATAATTAGAGCAGGTCAGGGGCTTGCGCCCCTTTCCCGCTTCGGCCTTGCTTGCGCATCTACTTCCTACGGTGTCTGCGTTTGCGGGGCCACTTTCTTTTGGATTTCTTTTTCCCTGACCGCTGCTGCAATATCAGGCTCACTCCCTGCAGGGCTAACCCTGCAACTCCGATCAAGATTTCCAAGTAATCCTTTGTTTCTTTATCTATCGGTTTCACCTCCTTCCTTACGATTACATTATAACGCATATGCGTTGGTTTGTCAATGTATATGCGTTGTTTATTTACAAAAAAATCACCCCATAAAGCCAGATATTTTCTAGCTCTACGGGGTTTTCTTCATTTCGCGGCCGCTTCAGCACCCATCAGTTCTTTCAGCTCCCGTTCCGACAGTTTCCATTTATAGGTATTGGCTTCCTGCGCCTGTCTGGCGGCTTCCTGCGCCTGTCTGGCGGCTTCCTGGGGAACAATGTACCCGCCACCGAATATCGTTTTATGCTTAGCTCTCTGGCTGTCCAGAGCCCGGGTATACACACCCACGTCTGTCTGGTAGTCGATGCCCATTTGGCTGAATAGCGCCACCCGGCTGGCCGTTAAGACGTTGTCTGGATATATGTATTTTGGCTGCTGTGGCCCCTTGACCTTTTTGCTGTTCAACCGATTCACGGCATCCAAATCCCTCCACAGGTCAGGTGCAGACCGGATTAGCGGGCCCCGGCTTGTGACGAAGGACGTCGGCACCAGAGCACCGTTGGCATATGTGATATTACTGCCTACACATACATAATGGCTGATATGGTTGCTGAAGCAGGTCAGCTGTGGAGCGAACAGGAAATAGTCGATTCCCCGTTCGTTGTACCATTTAAGAATTTTTGTCAAAATAGAAAACGGCGGGTTGTCAATCACCACGCCGTTTTTCGGGTATTCGTATTTCTGATAGTCGCCGCCGGGCCAGAACGGTCGAACGATAGGTCTCTCCCCCCATTCGTATTCCTTGATCGCCCATGCCTTCACCGTTTCGTAGACGTTTTCCGGCGTATAGCAATCGTCAGTAGTTAGTTTGGGTTTGAATTTGCCGACAAATTCTTCATAGGTTTCGCCTTGTGCCATTTATCCTCCTATTTTGCGGCCCAGGCCACAAGTAGCCCCGTAGCAACAGCCTCCCACGTATTGCGTTGTGCCTTAATGCGCAGCCTAGTTCGCTTTTCCTCTCTGGCGTACTCTTTCAAGGATTCGTTGGCTGTCTTCAATGAGGCTTCCTGCTTCCTGGATGCCGCTGTCAATTCGTCCAGCTGATTCTTCAGCTCGGTTGACTGCTTCCTGGCTTCGGTCAATTCGACTTTGGATGTCGCCAGCTCTTTGCGCAGCGCCTTCAGCTCGATCTGTGATTCCTCGTTGATTTTCTTGAGCCTGGTCAAGTTGTCGCTGAGCCGCTCCATCTCCGACTGAGTGATCATATACATTGGCTCTGCAGTAATAGCCGCAGCAGAACCCGGCGCCGAAAAGGAGCAGCACAGCAAAAATAAAAATAATCCACCAAGGACAACGCTCGATCTGTGCTTTAATCGCATTGACCCGCCTCCTTATTTTTCCCACTGCTTTTGATACCACAGTGCTTTCCCCCTCATGACATTTCCGCCCGTCCTGGGATCATCATAATCCGTTAAAAAGGTGGAGCTTTCCGCAGTCCCTAAAAATTGCAGGTCCCATCTTTCGCAACCGTTGCGGGGTCCATATTCGTCACCTTCAGGGAGCAACCCGTCCACGTTGTCAGCCGCTTCCGCATGGGTCATAATCCGATCCCGGTCAATGGTCAGCCACAGGGCTTTAGCCAGGACTGCAGTTACTTGGGCCATGGCCTCAATCTGCTTTGCGGTCGGCGGGTATGGTCCGATATCGTTGCTTGTGGCTCCATAGCCACAGCAGAGTGCCACGGCGACGCTTGCCGTATTGCGATGCCAGGTATGTGGCAGTGTTTCGGCAAAGTCATCCGTGCTGACCCACAGGCTGCCGTCCTGATCGATATTGATATGATAGTCATTAAAGCGCTGGCCATACCGCCCAGCCGTCCAATGAAGATAGATCTTGACGTCCCGCTGCATATTTTTTGCATCCTCCCACAATTGGATACGGGCCTTTTCAGCCAGCCTCTGGATGTCTTTCAACGTCACTCTTTTCATGTTCTTCTTTTACCTCCTTCTCCCAAGGGTCCGGTACTCCATCACCATCAGCATCAATCAGGGATTTCCCTATGAAGCCGATAGCGGCCACGAACGCCATGCTGGTGATGGTCTGGATCAGCATATTCAGGGCTGGCAGGTCCACGTGGTCTTTTGCCCACCACTGCCAGCTCCAGGCTGCCAGGTATAAAAAAATGCTCCCAATAATGAGGAGCATGATGGTGATGACAAGGGCTCGCGGCAGGCCCTTTACTTTCATCCTTCCCATGGAGCCCAGCAGGTCTAGCAGCGTCTTCTGCAGCCGCTTCATTTCCGGACCTCTTCCGCCATGTGGAGAACTTCGTCATGCTTTGCTGTCATGACTCCGTTTTCGGCTAGTTTTTCATAGACGCTGTACATCTCTTCAAATACTTGTTTTTCTTCCGCCGTTGGTGCAATGATCTGAAAACGGTTGTACATGTCGTTAAGAGATGCCCGCAGAATCAGTTGCATACCCTTTCTGATTGCTTTTAGACCAGTAACATAGGCCACGACGTAGCCGATAAGCCCGCCCACGGCAAGGCTGATAACTGTGCTTAATCCCTCGATGATGATGTCGTTCACGCTTTGTCCTCCATTAAAGTTTCATGATAAAAGCTAGGGTGTAGTATGGCGGCATATTATTGTGGGGCTGGCCGCCGCCTGTTGGTTCAATAAATTCGCTCTGGAAATAATAGCCATGATTACCGTCAGCATAATATCCAGATACTTTCCTGTCGGTGAAAGTACCGTTTATGCTGTTGTTTGATTGACCAGCATTGTACAAGATAGATTGCGGCTCGGTCTGTGGAAACCCACCCTTGGCCAATGCTATCCTGTGACCATGAGATGGCATCTCATCGGTGGCTATGCGGTACGCCTCCACACATAGGCCGCCACGCAGGGAGACAGGTTGTTGTGAGGGACATCTTTACCGAAATCCATGACAAACCCGTCACCTTGCCCGCTTTGTGGATTTGACCCGAAGCTGACATTTTCAATGGATGCAGGAGCCGAAAATACGCCGTGGGTGGTCAGCTTTTGATTTGGATCTTGTCTAGCAAAATCGAGGACATCTCCTCTGATATGGGGCAGTTCATCGGTGGTGAGCTTGTGCATTCGCTCGCCGTATTTCGTGCCCGCCACGTAGTTAAACGAGCCGAAATCATCTGTGCCGGAACCCTGTGCGATGAGCGTGTAGCCTGCTGGCAGGGCTTCCCACGTACCGCCGAACAGGTCAGCGGGGCTGGTGCTTTTGTCGCTGAAGTAGTACGAGCCGACGGGGTGGGCGTCGAGCTTTGCTTTCGTCTGGGCGGCTGAAACTGCCGTGCTGATGGCTTGCTCGTAGGCCGCTTTTTGTTTAGCCAGGGCATCGGCCAGGAGCTTCTGGACCCACGCCGTGGTAGGCACTTTCTGAGAGTTATCGTCCTTTTCCGGTGACGAGACGTACATAGCTCCCCAATTTAACCCTTCAATACCAAGGGATCCTTCGCCATCGCCGTTGGGCACGATTGCTCTTGTCGTCATTTAGACTCACCATCCTTCTTTTCATCGGCTTGCTGTTCCGGCTTATAAGCAATGCAGGCCGGGTTTACGCATTTATCGTCCACCAGCTTGTGAGCGCAATATTCGCAACGCTTCGGGATCTTAAACATTCTCCATCGCCTCCTTGTATTGGGCTTGCAGGTCTTTAAAATCTGCCCGGATACTTTCCTGAGCGTCCGTGTCGCCGGTCAGGAGAGCTACAGCCATGCTGTCGGTCAGTTCCTTAACCGCGCTGTCATAGTCGGCTTTGAGGGCTGCTTTCTGGTCCTCTTCCGTCGGTTCAGCCGGTGGTACGTAGGTACGTTTAGCCTGGGCATCCAGCAGGTCCTGGATGCGCTCACAGTAGCCGCTGTAGGTGCCGTTGGGATATGGCAAAAACTCCCTATCAACTATGCAGCACTCTTGAGCATCGTCGTAGACTACGGATTCCGGGACGGATACAGCCCCGGCGTCGAGTAAAAAATTATCGACGGTATCGCTGTATGTGCGGTCGCCGTCGATGATCAAAACATTATTTTTTAAAATCTGAAAAACATGCATTTTTATCTCCTTTCACTGAGAGTGAACTGCCTAGAATCACGCCTAAGGCATCATGTAGTACAACTGGAAACCACACTCATCAGTACCTTAATGTTTCTAACCAAACGGGGAATAATCAATCTTATAACGGAGCCAGTTCTTGGGCCACATGGCAAAATACAAAAGCCGCAGGAAACCATTCTCACAGTGTTGAAATTTCCAGTTTTGGCGGCGGGGCCGCTCATGAAAACCGCATGCCGTATAGCGGCGTAGCCTATTGGGTTCGGACCCAATAACAAACACCTTGGAACGGGGGACGGTTTTCATGCCGTTCGTCCCCCCCGATAGAAGCTATTGCAATAGACGGGGACAAGGTTTCAAGGACGTTGCGGACCTCTATTCCGTGGTCCTTGTTCCCTCCGCCCGATTCTTCACCGCTGACAATTGTTCCCGACCAACCATTTTTCGGAACATCTTTGTATTGGTTGGTTGACGAGTAATTTGTAACGACCCCATGAATTTGTGCAACCCTAGATACAGCCAGCGTAGACGACGCAATTTTAGGCGTGATTTTTGCCAGTTCACTCTCAGTGAGTTTGTGTTCAGCTTCGCCGCCCGTATCCCCTACGGAATAGCTAAACTTTTTCCCGTTTTCCCAGTATTCGCCGGCCCCGATAGGCACACGGCCCTGCAACGTGCGTTTCCAAGTTGTGCCAGGCCACAGCTGGTTTGGGTTTTGGTCGCCAGTGGTAGCGATGACAAATCCAACCGGATAGATGATGTCGATGATGTCCTTGACGGACCGCTGCTTGACCTGCTTCCAGGTGCCGTCTGCACCCAGATAATAGTTATCCTGCATGCCTTTTTTAGGCTGAGGAACAAACCCTCGGTCGCCGTCGGACGTGCTTGTGCAGCCGATCACATCGGAGTGGGCGTTTTTGTCGGTCAGATGGGCGTTGAAATCGGAGCGGCTAACGTTGTCTTCTTCGTTGATGTAGACAGCAATGCTGGTGGCATTGCTGACCGTAAAATAGGCGCCCATCTGCAAATCGTCCATGGGCGTATCTTTGGACGGCAGCCAGTCTTCTTTCCCATCATCCGCATAAAAATAGCCGAAGAGCAAGTTCTCGCCGGCGTAGCCGTTCCAGCCGGAATCCTGGTAGTAGTTTGACTCGACGTGGGCAATCACGCCGACTTCTGACAATTTAAAGCCCGTTGTCAAGGTGCTGTTGCTGTATTTGCCCAGGATGCGATAGCGGGCTTCGCTGACATCGGCATTGGTGACCACTCTGATATCGGAGATGGTCGCCTCGATGCGCTTGCTGACCACAGCGGTCAGGGACGCCACCTTGCTGGCATCTGCCGGTCTGCTATCCCCGATGTCCATGCGGTCAAATACAATGGGCTTCTGCATGGCAGAGGCCAGGGAAATCAGCTTCATGCCGTCATTGGTGACGGTGATGTTGTGAAATTCTGCCATTATCTCACTCCTTTTCTAACTAATCGTTTTGACGCTGCCATCTCCGCTGACGTAGAAAATACCGTCTGTGGCTCCGATGGGAGCGGATGAACAGGGACTGATGGTCGTAGGCGTGAAATCCAGCACGGCGTTGGTCTTGGCTCCATCCGGTGTGGTCTGGATTTGCCCATCCCCGTTGACGTAGTCGATGGCCTTGTCCAGTCGTAGCACGCTCTGACCGGTCAGCTTGTCACCTTTCAGCCTGCCCATCTCCATGATGGTCCGGGCGGGACGGAGCACACCCCCGATGTACTGGCTGCCGTTGACGTAGGTCTGATAGATATATCGCCAGCCGATGTGAGCTGGCATAAACGTCCGGATGGCCTTGTCCATTTCCTCGAAAGAGAGAACACCACCATTAGGCAGGTAAATGTCAACGCTGTACTGGTCTGGATGTTCCACCACACGGCTGGATTTATCGCTGGTGAAGCTGTTGATGGTACGCTCCAGGAATTCTTTGGTCACCGTCTGCGTGCCGTTCATTTTGGCAATGATCGTCGCCCGTCTCACTGTGTAGGACAGCTTTTCATCCGTCGGGATCCCCAAAAAGGCTTCCCAGTCAGACAGGCCCCAGGTGGCCTCATTTACGTAGCACTGTTTCCAGGCATCGATGATGTCCAGCCAGATGCGCTTGTGTTCCTCGCTCTGTGTGTCCAGCCAGGATTTAAAGGTTTTATCGTTGATGAGAAACAGAGGCAGGTACTTGCTGACGTCCGGGTCGCTGTCTCGCAGCAGTCTAAAGTTAGGCATTCAGGACCACCTCCACGATGGATGGGATTTGGTCAGTGTCCACACCGATGTTGGCTGTGGCTCCATTGATGGTGAGGTTGTCGTAATCTTCCACCTGGGTCGTGTCGGCGTTCTCAATGATCAGCTGTCCGACTTTGGCATAGCTGACCTTTTTCTCCGTATACTGCTTGCTCAGGAAATATTTATTGAGGACCTTCTTAATGGCATCGGCATCTCCCCCGCCTTTGGTGGGCGTAAGGGCAATGGTCAAGCCCAGTACGGAGGGAGCGATAACGGACACGTCAGCCCCGATGGGGTGCATACCTTCCACTTTTTCTGTCACCCTGGACAAAAGGTCCGGGCTGGCCGGTTGGCCGTTAGAGTCAGTCACCAGCAGCTTCACAGTCCCATTGCCGTTCCAAAGAGGGACAACCGTGATGTGCCCCACGCCTTCCACGCTGGTTCCCCACTCGATGTAGTCGTTTATGTTGCCAGAGGTAGCCGGTTGGCGCACCTTAAACAGCAGCCGTTCCCGGAGCTCATCGTCCGTTTCTTCGTCAAATCCATCGTATGTGGCTTTGGCATTGGTTACCCGGGTGATGCCGGGGATGCTCATGGGGATGATCGTAATGGCCCCGGCGGCCACGTTGCCTTTGGCACCATACTCCACAGCTTTCACGGGGATGTCTGCCATGGTGGTGACCTTGACGGTCTCCGTGGCCGTAAATTCCGTGCCGTCCTGGGTCTGGAACAGTGCACCCTGGGAGACAGTACCCGTGCCGGTCACAGTGACAGTTCCGATGGCCTGGACAGCTGCCCGTCTAAAGACGCCATGTTCTTCAGCGATGTTTTCCAGATAGTCTCCCCAGCTGGTCTGGGCAAATCCTGCCTGGTTCACCAGGGAGAGCTCTGCATAAGTTTTCTCAAATTCCACGCTGGTAGCATTAATGACGTCCCTGCCGAAGCTGCCTTCGATGGTGCTGTTTGGGTGCATGGCGGAAAGGTCCGCCGCCATGCGTTTCTGGATTTCGTCCTTGCTTTGTGTTTCAAACAATCCTATTCACCTCCTACTGTGATGGACGTACTGCCGTAGACGCTTGTCAGATTGACAGTCAGCGTCAGGTTTTCTCCATCCCTGACGGTTGTCTCGATGGCGTCCACGCTCTTGATGTATGGATTCACCAGGAGCCCATCCTTGATGTATCTCTTGATTTCCGTGGTGCTGATTTCGGAGTTGGACCTTGTGCCGATGAAACGTTCCAGTTCTGTACCATAGTTACCTTCGGCGTTGTAGTCGCCGTGGAGATAGGCCATGTAGCGATAGCGCTCCGTCTTCAGGGCTTTGTAGATCCAGACCTTCAAAGCCTCGTTCCCTGTGACCGTTTTCAAGCGGCCATCATTGTCGTGAACGAAGGTATCATGGGTAAAGTCCCATGCCAGTTCCTGGAGCTCCGGCAGGTTCGCCGTGTAGCTTTTGGCGGTCTGGGTGATAGGCCCGGCGATGAAAGGGTTCATTAAAATGCACCTCGATTCGGACGGACGATTTTGTCCAGGATAATGTATGTCTGGCTGGTGCCATCTTCGGATTCACACGGCATGATGGCAACCTTGTCACCAGGCTTCAGTGTATCCGTTGTAATCCAGGATTCCGAGTAGTAGTGATTGACTGTGTGGGCATGGCTTGCATATTGAGCGTCACCAGATCCTCCTGCTGCGTTTTCTGTGATTGTTTTTATATTCCCTTCTGCCGATCTCTTATATTGGGTCAGAAGATATTCACTTATATAACATTCGGCAGCTTCCAGAATGATGCTCTTGTATCTCACCTTGATGTTGGGCGGTGGCTCCAGGATGGTCCCGATCTGGATAACCGGGCTCTGGTTATTTCTCCCCACGCCGTTCATGATTCCAAGGAGCTCACTGTATGGGTTTTTCTTCATTGTGGCCTCCCTACATTCTCGACGTCTTGATGATTTTGCTCGGGGTCAAGTCGCCCATTTCGTTATAATCCGATCCATGGATGACCATATCCTGGCTGCTGCTGTTTCCAATGTAGCCGCCCTGGCCATCGTAAATGACCACATGGTCATTGTCTCCATAAACGATAACGTCGCCTTTTTCCAGCTGTGATGCGTCAAAATCGATTACTTGATCACCAGCATCGGCGCACAGCGTATCCACGTTGACAACCCCCGCTTGCTGCTCCTGTGCCAGGAACGGGCTGTAATAGCTGCCGACTTTCGTTGCTGCTTCCACACATCCTTCCGTTCCGTTATCCATGGTGGTTCCCAGCCAGGCATCAGCCCCCGTGTCTAATCCATCCGCATTTACAGTCGTACCACCAGTGCTTCCTTCTGTGGTGATCTCTAGACTTGCTTTCGGATCTAGATAACGCAGCGTCAGCTTCATCATGTGTCGGTTGTTCTCGATGGTATGAGAATCAGATACGATCAAGAAGGTCCCTTTCAGCTGCTCTTCCTGGATTTCAACCGCATATCCAGCAATGCACTGGATGTTGCCCAGGGCTTCGACCTCGCTATGCTCGCTTACGCTTTTCAGTAGGGCTTTGGCACTGGCCTGTGTATCCTGTTTGTTGTCGACTTTATACACGCCCTGAATCGTGCCATAGGCTTTGACGTCATTGGAGTTGGTCACAGCCCCGATTACATGGCCGTCCTTGTCAGTGATTTCCACCCGGTTGACCATATCCTCGATGCTGGCGCTGTGGCTGGCTGTGGTCAGATTGGTCATATCGGTGATTGCATACCCCTGGATGATCGTGTCAGCTCTGACGACGTTCAGCCGGTCCTGGGCATCTAGATAGATGTGATAGCTTTTCCCGGATTTCTTTCGTCCCTGTTCCAGGGCTTTCTTAATGATTTCCGTGCCGGTCATTCCGTCGGCCACAAAGTCGACGGTGTATGTCAAATCATCAGCCACACGGCCCAGGGTCAAACCGGCCTTGCTGGCTACCGTGGAGAGAACGTCCTTCACAGGCGCTTTCGAGAATTTCAACGTGTATTTGGATTTTGCCAGATAAATCAGCTTATCGTAGGCAACAAATTCCATCTCGTAGGAGCTGCTTTCCCGGCTCTGCATAAAGATTTTCCCGTGGAAAAGGTCAAACTGGCCGCCAGCCGTTGGGGCGATGCAGTAGTGCATAACCTCGTCCCCTAGATTGACTGTGGGGTTCGTCCATGCCTGGTCCTTTGTGGTATAGGCAATTTTAAAATTCAGTTTCCGGCCCGCCTGTTCCAGGTCCCCGGACCACTCATAGGAAATGATCCAGGGCGTGAGATCCACACCTGTGGTTACATCGAGAAGGCTAAATGATTCTGTCATTCACCATCACCCCCGATGCGGCCACCTTGATCAGGTCGCCCGGCTTCACGCCGCCTTTCTTACAGGCCCTCATGGCGGCTTCGATACAGCCCATGGGAGACGTCGTGCCAGATCTTACAGCACTGCCGATAGCTCTGCCGATATTCCCTGCCATATCCGTTCCGCTAGTTGCAGTCGTGCCGATGATGCCACCCGTGCCCACCATGGTATCAGGGCGGGATTTAAGCCCGGTCAGTTCGTTAATTTTATCGTTGGAAATCCCAGCGATGTACCGATACTCCCGAAAAGAGATGCTGAAATAGATATCGTAGGTCCCATCCTTGTATCCGTATTTCAGTGATTCGATGAGAAACGGAAGGTCGATGGGGCTGTCCGGCACAGTCAGCTGTACTACCTGGGCAGTTGACCGCCAGTTTTCCAGCTTATAAACATAGTCTTCCGGGCTTTCCGGGATAACATCCACGAAGCTGTAGTTCTGAGCCGGGAAAATCCCATCCAGGCTGATCTCATGGAGTCCCGTCTTGCCTGGCATGTTGTAGTCGCCATCAGCATTGATGGTCACAGTGCCGTTGTTCTGGGAGACGCTCGTTTCCACCGTTTCCGGCATGATCGGGAGCGTCATGGAGTCTCCATTGGCGCTCAGAATCACAGAGTTGACGTTCCCGGAAATGAGTCCGGCTATAAGCCCGCTCCAAAATTCATTCGCCATTAGATCGCCCCCTCCATGCGGTTGATGCTGAACTGCTTCAACTTAAATACAAGTTTTTCCATGATTCGGTCGACGTCTGCATCTTCCCGGACCACAATCTGATCAGCCAGCTTCGGGATGGTGATGCTCATGCCGCCTTTCCCGCTACCTTCTTTTCGGCCTCTCGCATATTCCTGCTTCAGGCTCTCAGAATGAGGAATAATTCGAGTGCCGGTGGGCAGGTCCATAATTTCGGGCCCTTGCTCGTGAATAAAAGTAGTTCCACCAGGAAGGCCCATAGTTCCGGTAGCGTGTCCTCCTAGGCTGAAGCTCGGCAGATGAATGCTGGACACGGCGCTCTTGATGCTCTCCACTTTGTCCAGGATCCAATCCAGCGCCCTGTGGGCTATCGTGGAGATCCCGTCAAAAGCCCCTTCGAAGATGGCTTTCATGGTGTTCCAGCCGTTGGTCCACATCGGGATCAGCGTCCCCGTGATCCAGTCAATCAGGGCACTCAGCTTGCTCATGACGTTGGACACAACACTGGTTACCACTGCATAGACCTGGGGGAAGTTCTCCTTGACATAGCTCACAATCTCATCCCAGTGGGTGTAGACCACAATCAGAAGCATCACCAGGGCCGTTAGAGCGAAAAATACCGGGTTAGCAGCTACGGCAGCAGCGATGCCACTCATGGCCGTTTTTACGATTCCAGCAAAACGGAGGAAGCCTCCGCCTACGAGACGAAGGGCGCCAGGAATAACCTGAAAGCCTTTCCCGATGATGGAAGCAGCACTCCGGATGTTGCGGAACGTCCCGGGCAATCTGCTGATAAAGATGCTGAAACGTCCCAGTGTGCTGATGGCTTTGCCGGTTGCCAGGGTGATTGCACCAAAAGCAGCCACAGCCTGGATGGCATGGACTGCAAAGGCTTTCTGTCCGTCGCTGAGCCCGTTCCACCAACCGGTGAAGGCTTTGACAGCCTGAGCGGTCGCCATGACAACAGGAGCGACGACACCACGGAGATCCATGAGAGCGTTCTTCATCTGGTTCATTGCGATCTTGTTTTTCTCCGCCGGGGTCAGCATCTTGTTAAATGCCAGCTCCGTGGCTCCCATGGAGTCCCCTATAGCTCTCTGGGCGTCTTTCAGCTGCCCCATATCTTTGGTTAGAACCTTGAAGGCGTTGGCCGCTTCGACACGTCCGAACAGGCGCTGGATAGCTGTCTGATCATCGCCGACTTTCGCTTTGACTTCTTCCAGGAATTTTATCCATCCGACTTGTCCCAGGTGTTCCGGCGTGAAGTCAATCCCCAGGGCTGCAGCTGTTTTAACCGTCTGCTGACTCTGTTTGGACACCGCACTCAGAATGCCCTGAAAGCCGGTGAAAGCTTCGGACGTTTGTACGCCGTTTTTGGTCAAGATAGCCATGCTGGCGAATAGATCATCCGTGCTGACTTTGGCCAGGCTGGCCGCCGTGGGCACATTCTC